AAGAACGGTTGCCGTCATAAGTGACTGTGTTAGGTGCTACCGCTTACTGACTGCCAGCCACCCGAAGTCTGTGTTGCTAGACCTACAGCATACTTCACTGAATCTGATACTATATTAGCCCATTCAGTAGTAGGCTTTAGAACCACTACATCTGCTATAGAGTTACCTTTGTCGGTGTATCCTGGAGCATAAGAAGTAATAGTTATAGTTGTACCAGAGGCAGTACCATAAAATACTTGTGCAGTCGAAGGGTCAAGTGTGCCATTAGATAATACTGTTCCGGTAGTAGCTATGAATGTACCAGTAGGCCAGTTAGTTGTAAGGTTTACGGTAAGGATGTTAGAACCGATGCTTCGGTTTGCTTGTACCGTAGCTCGTATTGATTCCCCTGAGCCATTACTAGCGGCTAGGTCATTATAATTCGGAATGGTAGACATAACTAAATCATACTACTTAATTTTGTCTAAAACAAACAAAAAGCCCCTCCGGAGAGGGGCTAGTTGGATTACATAACTACAGACTAGGAGTTTGTAGCGAAAATCAAGGACAAGTTAGCGACACGTCGCAACATTGGGATAGTTGCGCCACGATCACGAATCTGAACTTCGATACCGTCAAAGCCTGGAACCTGCGTAAGAATACGGAAGTCTTCAGGAGCGACTTTTGGAGTCACGTTAATGACAGCACGCTTGTCAGCAATGATACAGTATGTACCAGCCAAGAAGTATTCATCAGGAGTCTCAACAGTTGCGACACCGTTGTGCTTGCCTAAGAATCCAGCTTGAGCATTTGCGTAACCCATGTCAGAACCAGTGAAGTTAATTTGTGAGCGTAGAGCGGCTACAAAAGAGTAAGCTACCCATGCAACCATGCTGTTCTGGTTTGGATTACCAGCTACACGAGCCTTGTTAATTGCTGTTTGGAATAGCAAGTTAAGGCCAGTAGGTAGTGCACCACTTGATAGTGCAAAACTAACTTTGTTAGCGTAAGGGACAGCAGCCTCAATCTTACTCAATGAGTATTCGTCATGAGCAGGGATAAAGACTTCGCTAAGTTGCTGTGCAGCCCACTGAGCGCCAAGACTGTCTATAGGAACGTCTTGCTGCTGCTGGCGTGGGATACGAGTAATCATACCCTCATCGTAGTCAATGGTGTAGTCGTTACCGTTAGTATTAGAAATACCAGGTGTACCCCAAGTAGCGGTAGCAGAAGTGTTATCGGTGCTTACAAGAGTACCGTTAGTGAAATATAGAGAACGGACGGTTAGTGCGCCAGTCCAGCTATAACCGTTGTCGCCAAGATACTGGGTTACAACGCTAAGTTTCTTTAGCGGGCCTTCCAGTTTATTGGCTGTTTTAATGCCATAAAGTGCCATAAAATTTACCTCAAATGTTTAATGTTAATATAAGCTTGATGCTTATGTCTGTAGCATAACAGTTATGATTTGTACAATGCAAATTATTTCGTCTAGAATTCCCAATTAGGTCCGTCATCCCAATTCTCATTAACTATAAGCTCAGGTTTCTTCTTTACACCAGGTATTGTCATGTACGGTGTGCCATCTGACCTAAACCCTTGTTCTATAGAGGCATTAACATACCTAAAAGCATCGGCATAGTGTGACTCACTCTTATGCTCTGCACCCTCATAGTCACCTGTAAACTGGTTAAACTTACGCTTATATAGAGCTAATTTACGCAAAAACTCGGTAGTAGTAGGCTTATGGATAGTTGTGGCAGGGTCGTACAATAATGCAATAGCACGTCTAATACCGTCCTCTTTGTTCTCTTTGCGGAGTAGGCTAGCATTTATAATACCGGCATTACGCCACTTCTGGATACGAGCTATAGCATCGGCATCATCACGCTTAGCACCATCGTGAGGTAGGAAGTGCCAGCCATAGTTGTACGGCTTAGATTGCAGGAACTTAATAAGAGCCGTGTCCCCGATGTCATGCGTTTCATAGGCATCTATGATATTGAGTTTCTTATCCTCGTATTGCCAAAACAGACACGCCGTACTATCTGATAATCCTAAGTCATAGCTAACATATACGGGGTGAGCTGGGTTATAAGGGTAATTGCCTACACGTCCTGAATCTCTAGCCTCTCTAATAATATTACCGTAATAGCTGGTAGCTAGGGCTTGCCCCTCATCTAATAAGAACTCTTGTCTGAATAAGAAGTCGTTACCATACTCAGTGATGTAATCTTGTCTAGTCTGCTCAAGCTTATCGGCATCCATATAATCAGTAGCTTTAACACGCTGAGCGTACTGGGTTGAGTCTTTTTCAGCTGCTTCTAATAGCTTGATAAACGTACCACCACTAGCACCATCTTGTTTCGGGGTACTCTCAAGGATAATCTGACCACCGTTACCAGCTATAATAGGACGAATAATTCCAAGAACAGCAGCGTGCATATCTACGAACTCACTGAGGATAAACAGTTTCGTGTTCTGCCCACGCAAGCTATCAGGGTTGTTGTTAGCACCTACTAGTGTAAGTGTCGAGCCGTTCTTAAGTACCATGCTCATATTGTCACTAGTAGAGTAGAGGTTCTGGATAAGCTCTTTAGGAATATGCTCGATAGTCCTAAAACCATCATTCTCTACGTTGTTCCAGAATGAACTATAACCCTGAGTCTTTGTAGGGTAGATAATAACCACACCCATAGGCTCTTGCACCATACGGTTGATAGCGTATACGAAAGTCGATAACCCTTTGCCAGCTCGCCTAGCCCACTCTAAGACTATAAATCTATAGAGTGGAGCATTCTTTAAGAACTCCTGTTGATAGGGCCTCGGATGGAAGTTGACTGGGATTTCCACATTTACTTCTCTTTAGTAGGGACGTGCTTGCCAGTACCAGGTTCAGGTAGAGCGTCTGCTGAGCGACCACCTCTAGCCTTAGCAACTGCTTGCTCGTACTCACTAAGTGCTTGCTCTTTATCAAGAGAGTTGTTAGCAGCTTTTACAGCCAGCTGACGGTTACGGGCAATCTCATACATAAGTACGTGGAAAGCATTGATTAGGTCAACTGGGTGTCCAGTTTCTCTAGCAATCTGTTCTATCTTCTGTGGGTCATCTAAGACGTCTCTAATCTGAGCTGTGATTTCTGGGTCTAGTCTCCAGCCATGATCGTTATTAGCTGCATTCTTAGGCTGTAAGTCGCCCATGTCAATGTAGGCTCTAATCTTTTGAGGTCGGTCAATAGGTATATTAGCTACCTCATACTCACCGTTCTTGTCTTTACTGAATATCTTTACGAACTTAACAGTTTGCAGGTCCATGATTTACTCCTTAATTATCCTTTAAATACTTATCTAATGCGGTATCAAGCAAATCGGCTTTACCTGACTTAGCTCCAGCTGCACCACTCAAATCACCTCTATCTTCTTGCTCTGCCTTGATTTCAGCCTGTTTTTGAGCTTTAGCCTCAGCAGCTTTAGCATCAGCCTCACGTTGATTAATCTGGTCAGTAGCGTTCCTATATGGAGCTAAGATAGGTCCATAAAACTCTAGGGGTGAGATAGGCACGTTCTCTACGTAATTACCATCTTTGCTAACTGTGAAGGTCTTTTGGTAAGCTTCTAGCCATTTCTCGGCTTCAGCTGGGAAGGCTTTAAGAATATCTCCATAAAGCCTGTCTACCTCGTCTGACTGTTCTTTGAAGTCAACATTAAGGTCGGTTAGCTCGTCAACACGCTTTTCATAGCCTGCCATATTTTCACCAACAATACGTTGAGCATCTAACAACAATGACGCAGCCTCTTCACGGGTATAAGGCTCATCAGTTTCAGGATTGATAACCTGAGTTAGCTGACTAACGCTAGTGATAGGCGTACCGTCATCTAATGCTACCGTTGTATAAGTGCTCTCAAGTTTCAGAGCTTCTTTTAGCTCGTCACGGACTTGACCTGCGAAACTAGTACGCTGGCTACTAGTAGCAGCCCGTTCTTCGGCTTCTTCACGCATAGCAGCTTTAATATCTTCACGACTTAGAGGTTTGTTATCCTCTTCGGCAGGTTCACCTTCTGTCGTATCATCGGCGGCTGGTTCGGCTGGCTTGTCGTCTTCGGGCTTGTCTTCGGGCTTGTCTTCTTCAACCGGAGTTTCTTCAACAGGTTTTTCATCTTCTTTAATTTCCTCCTCTTTACCGAGTAAAGAATCAGATAATGATTTCATGTCATCGTCATCCATTGTTTTGTTTCTCCTTTACGCCGTCTATTGCGTTAATTAATAATTGTTTATGACTATGCAATAGGTCTATATACTTATCACATAGTTCAAAACGCTGTTGTAGGGTCAATTTGTCGGAAAACTGTTTAACACCAGATAGGGTATTATATACCGCAATTTGGTCATCCACCACACGCACAAGTCTCACAAGTGCTTTTTCGTCGGCTGCATCAACAGATGGCTTATCCACTTCAGCTTGAAATGGGTCAACCGATGATACGTATCCTAAACTTTCGTTATCGTCCATAGAATTATTTATGTCCTCACAAAGATAATATCTCTAACCATAACCAATGTCAAATTTATTGCTGTACGGGGGCTTGTGGAGGCATTTGACCAGGGGCTTGAGGCTGAGCAAAACTAGGTGGATTAGCCATATTGCTAATCTCTGGAGCTGTCTTTTGCAAAAGCACCTGCTCAAGCTTGTTAGCGTTATCCATAGCTACTGGGTCGTTAGGATTAGCGGTCTGGCGTAATACCGTTAATTGATCCTGTAGAGTAGCTACATCTTGCTGGTTCTCTTGCTTCTTCCCCATAGATAAGTCAATGTCTACAGTCCAAGTCTGGATAGCCTTATAGAAGTCGTCCCAGTTAATTGCATATTCATTGTCTGGACCAACAGTCCCTGGTTGGATATTGTTAATAATATCTTTAGCCTGGTCATCGATAATAATAGTACCCTCACCTCGTTGCTCACTAATATACAAATCAAGTGCAGTAAGTACATACTGTCGGAGATATTGCTCAAGAGCATTGGTAAACTGAGTAGTCTGAGTATCTTGTGTAGCTTGTTGGGCCTTAGCTTGTTCTGTATTAACATAAGCTGAACCACTACCAGTAGCGCTGCTTACGCCCATCACACTGTCTACTTGTCCCTCTGTATAGCTAAGAACACTCTCAAACTGTTCGAGGGTAGAGTTAGACAATTCCTGAATAGTTACTTTCGCCTGAGGGTCTAGTGTTTCCCACTTAGCACCACGCTGTAAGCGCACAGGATTGAGATACTGCCCACGCACCTCTATAGGAGCATCTGCGTTGAGTAAGAGCATCTTAGCCACGCTCTGTAGGTAGATGTTGTTGAAGTTAGCGGCTGGACTAGCTAGGCGTACACGGCTGATACCAAATGGAGAAATAGGGTTAGGGTCAAGAACTAGAGCTGTAACCCTGTTATAGCCAAATTTACTACGAGATTCAGTGTGCCGTAAAACCTCATCTGAGTTAGGGCTGAAAACATCTATGTCGTAATAAGCACCAGTTCCGTAACGAGTGATAAAGTTGTACATATTATTAGAGCTATTGATTAACTCATTGAACTGAGGTACAGAGCTATCTCTTAGGCTATAGGCATAAGCTTGTGGTCCTGCCTCGTACATTTCTTCCAAAGCTTTTACGTTCCAAGAGGTCTTTTTGTTCTTCTTAGCACTAGCAATGATTTTCTTCAGCTTGCTCTTAGAAATGCGAGTACGCACATAGAAGTATCCGCTCTTAGCGAAGTCAAGCACTCCACGCTCAATAGATATATCAGAGTAGTGAATAAAGGCCATATCAGTTGTCATACGTCCCTGAGTAGTCAGTTCAGTCATACTAGATTGCCAGCCATAGGTAAGCGAACTCTCGGCTATAAGCTGTACTGTCGCTAGAATACCCACTCCAGACTGGTCTTGGTTCAATATCTCACGTCGCACAATATATTCACATAGCGCACTCTTGATACTCTGCCGAGTACCATTCACCGGCACTCCAAATGTAGGAATTTGCTGTATGCTTGCTCTCGGTAGTTGCTTGACGTCATTACCTAAACGGGTATCACCCACTCTAGGAGCATTTTTGACGTTATTCATCGCTACACCACCAACTAAGTTAGCTAGTGTCATGTAGTCGATAGTGAAGTTATAGCGCCACTGAGAGTCCAGTAGCCACTCACTTAGTAAGTCGTCGGAGCTCATCTTGTCTGTGTCTGTAGTTGTCTGCTTTTTGCTCATAGTTTTAGTTTAACATAACCTTATTGTATGTCGGCTTTCGGACCTATATTAACTCCCTCGTAAGATATGCTCCTAAGCGTTGCGCTAGAGACAGTATCGGCATTTGATACAAAATTCCACTGGGCTTCATTTACTACTTGGTTCACTGGAACTGCTGGTCTAGCATTTACTGGCGCTTGTTGACTACTAGAGGTATCAAATACTGGATTTTCGCCCCACGCCAGCAACGGCTCTTCAGCAGGCAAGAACTGGTAGTGGTAATCTGACCAGTTACCCCCATTGCTAACTGTGAAGGGCGGTCCATTAATAGTTTTACTGCGACTACTATATTTCACTATGCCACTAGGCGATGCCGTACTATAGGTGACAGTCACTATTGGATTCCCTACGACATTTACTAGATAGAATACAGTCTGAACAAGAGCTAAATAGGCACTATGGTCTTGGTTTGAGCCTGTCAGTGGGCCAGTCGCACCGAATGCAAAAGGTGTTGGTATACCCTTAGAGTCCTCATCTTGAGCCACAAAGCCCTGCTCAAGCTTGAAGATATGATTATCCTGACATACATATAGGAAAACCTTTTGGTCGGACGGACTAATTATTCCAAACCATTGTTGTACGATGTTCCAAGGATACCAGCGAGGGTTATTAGAGTCAGTAACATCATAAACTAAGATAATATTGTTGTGTTCAAATCCGTTGACTGCACATGAGTAATATATGCGATCATCAATGCCATCACCTACTATATTAGGTAGCTGGTCAGCATTTATCGACTGATATAAGTTAGCAATCGGTATAGATACGTTATCAACACTTAACACATTAAGGGTAGTTGGGCGTGTTGTAAGCTCCATAACCGAAGTGTTAGTTGGGAAATAAAGACTATTGTTGTAGGCAAATACAGCATAAGGGCTAGAACCTGCTGGTACGGTACGCCCTTGGTCTGTCGCACCCCATACAACGAATGAGAAATTACCATAATTAACTGTAGATTGCTCAATAATTGCCTGCTTAGATGTACCCTGAGCGTTGGAGTAAAGCATGGTAATGCTCGGTATACCCTGAGAGTTACGGAATGATACGAGGTTAGTTGGGAAGTAGTTACTTCCTTGGTTCATAACTAACCGATAGCCACCGTTAGTAGGGGTGAAATCAAAAGCATTGCCAGGGTTGCCACCAATTCTGAGTGCGTATTCATCACCTGTGATACCCCATAAGAACACTCGACCATCAATCTCTGTGCCATAAGTCGCCACAAAACCGTTTGTAGAGTTATCGTTAGGAGCCGTACCATGATTAAGGTCAGGCTGGAGAGTGCCATCATCATTAAATGTAGTAGTGTTAATGTCTAGCCCAGCCCGTAGTAAGAGCATCTGGTCGTTGTTAATAGCGCCAGAGCTTGAGCCACTTGCCATATATAAGTTCCAGCTCGTAGCTCCTGCTGGAATTGCGTTATTACGAGTAATAGTTAACCCGTAAGCATTCCCACCTTTCCAGTCTGTTCTATCTATAGACACCCAGCCAGTTAGAATGGGGCTGTTCTTAGTTTCTCCAATAACACCGTTAAAGGTTATAGAATAATAAATTGGATATGGAGTGCTTGAGCCTGTAGACGTAGCATAAGTCAACCCTGAGCCGAAAGCGGCTGCTGTAGGAGCACTTGCAGGGTCAGTAATAGGCGTGAAAACAACCATAGTCATATTAGTGAGGTCAATATATCGGCTATTGTCTTTTCCATTTGCTACATACAACTTATCCTCAGCATGTACAAACTGGTATCTGATACCTACACCAGTAGTAACACTATTACTACCACCACAAATAGTCCATGCAGTGTCACCGTCTTGGCAATACTTAACCTTGCCGTCATCACATATAAAATAAAACATTTTACCATTAACAATAGCTGGGTATACCTGATAAACGATACCTACGGCATCTGGGAGCCACGCTTTAAGTCCTGGCCTAAAAGTCAGGAGACCCTGAGTAGTAACTGAGACATTGAACCCCTCAGAAAAGGTATTAGGAGCGGCATTCTCAGGTAAACGTGTATCTAGCCCACCATTGAAGCTAATGACAGGAGAGCTAACCACATTACCATACATGTTACCCTTAGCCACTTAGGAAATCCCCTCCTACAAAACTTAGGTCATCAGCCATAGAATCGTCATCAAGAGAACTGCCACCATTATCCTTTATGGCGTCAGCTAAGAGCTTGTCATAACGAGTTTCTATAAGTTCAGCTAGTCCTCCACGAACTAAATCGGGAGGTAAACTATCCTTAGATACGCCTAGAACTAAGATTTTAGGAGGGGTTACGATAGTAAGTAGTGTGCTATCGGTAAGAGATAGCTGTGGTATCCATGAGATAGTATCCGCTACGATCATACCGCCTACTTCATAATCTTTAGGTATACGAGAGAATGTCAGCACTCCATTATCAATCATAGCGAAATCGGGGGTATAGGCATACTGTAAAGTCTGAATCTGGTCAGGGTCTACTAATGTCCATGTAGATACAACTACACCATCTTGCTGGATAGTAAGCATACGCTGAGGGTGATAAACAGGCTTACGGATAGTAGTGGCTAGCGTGTAGGTTGGGGTATTGGCTAGGACTGTACCGAGGTTATTATTGTTGGTTCTAAGATACTTCCAGTCAGCTTTGAGTTCTAATTCAGACGTAAAAGAATTAGTCCACATTATAGTTTGATTGAGAAAGTCTGTTAAATCAGTACCCGTAACATCGTTAGTGATGCCGTGTGTTTGTAAATAACACAACTGTGCGAAAGCTGTAACGGACTGTAAAGGAGTCATGCTGCTACCATCTTTCGTCTATATTGCCGCATATAAGCTCGGTTATAGTTTCTCTTACTGTGAGCAAAGGCTTTCGTACAATCTACACAACGACACGACCTATTAGTATAAGCGTTAGCGGTTCCATGTATTACCACATCCCTTGGCAAACCTCCTCGGTCAACCTGACTCTTTACGGCATGACAATGCCGACAAAGGAGTTGACATTTTTCTAACTCTTTGACTATTTTATCCCAACTGCAATCCCACATATTACTCAATGTATGCCTATAGTTCTGGCGGTCATTCTTGATGTGGTCGAATTCTAAGCGGTCACGGATAAGTCCTGAACTACCATCTGTACCACACTTAGCGCAAACCTCTCCTAGTAGATCAATAGCTTTTGCCTTGCGCTCGGCTATTTTGATAGTACGCTCATTCATAAGTTTATTTTACCCCTTTAGCAGCACTTATGCTATGAACAAATGGATTACCGTTCTTAGAGCTACCAGCCGTTGCTACAGCTAACTTAGGTGCAACGTACTTAACCGCACTCGCTGTAAGTCCAGTACCATTGCTAGGCATAACAACCGCATTACCATTAGGCAGGTTATTCTTAGACGATGAACCAGAACCAGAACCTGAATCAGAACCTGACGTCTGGCTCGTAAGACCAGAACCAGCACTTCCCAGATTAACAGCACCGCCCTCATAGAGAGCTAGCGCCCTTGCAGCTTCACCTTGAGGGTCAGTAGATTTCTCAAAGCCTGTAGCGATAGCCTTTATAGCATCCGCACCCGTTTTATTGCCAACAACATTCTTAATCTGCTGTACAGCGTAGTCAATACCAGCTGGGCTTTCAGCCCACGCTTGGTCTTTGCCTGCGGGCAATGCGCCCCCTTCGTGCATCTGGAAAGGACCAAAACTCGTACCATTATCGCCAACACCACCTCCTAAGCCCTCTTGGGAAGCTATAGCTACTAGTGCATTAATGTCTACACCATACTTAGCCCCAGCAGTTTGAATTTGCTTTAAGTAGCCGTCATTCGGGCTCACACCATACGCTTTTTGCTGTTCTGGGGTGTATGTGTAATCTCCGTTAATCTGTGGCGTCTGGTATTTAACACCTTTTGGTGCTTTGAAGTTGTTACCTTGGTAGGCAATTTTAGCATAATCCTCTTGTGTTTGGACGGCTTTTTGTACTAACGCATCCTTTTGAGATGGTGTAAGGTCAGCATGTTTTAATTGCCAACCGATATTACTAAGTAAATTCTGATTACCCTTTTGGTAACTACTGACACTACCACTATTTTTTGCTGAGGTTATAGCATCAGTAGCTTGTTTGTAATCGTAGTCTTTTTGCTCCATGACTTGAGGCTTATTAGGGTCAGAGGTTGCCTCAAAGTGCAAACCATCTATGCTCTGACTCTTTTGGCCAGATTTAGCGAAGTTAGCTGTATCCAGGGCTCGTTGAGCATTATAGGTAGAGCCAGGTGCTCCAGTATTCAGCTTGCCAGCTAGGTCCTTATTGCCGTTAGCCAGGAGCTGCTCTTGGATAGCCTTGCTGCTCGTTGCCTTACCCGCCTGATTTAGTTGAGTGGCGGCTTGCTTGTAGGCGTTTTGCTCACTAGACGATAGCTTAGAGGCCTCAAATATCTGTTGTGGATTAGTAATACCAACAGACTTAAAGTCAGCGGCTGTCTTAGTAATCGCTTGTTGGTCGCTCTGCGGCTGTGCACTAAATTGAGCTGCTGTCTTACTACTATATTGCAAACCACTATTGTTCACAGCATCGCTAGCCTGTCTACCAGTGAAGTCCTGGGGGAAGGCTACCGTCGAGCCATTTTTAGCTCCATTTACGTTCAGGACAGGTGCTAGTGGATTGTTAGGGCTGACTGCCATATCGCCCTTGATGTGAGGAGTAGTAAGCCCAAAAGTGTTAGCAGCTTTCTCCCCGAAAGAGTGGCCATTGTTAGCGACTGCGTTAGTGAGCGGTGACATAGCAAGAGCATTATCAACTCGTGCAGCTCCATTCTTGAACTTAGTGCCAAAGTTATTAACGCCTAAAATTTGTTCAGCACCTTGAGTAACTAGAGGATTGATTCGATTGGTGATAGGGCTAATTCCATCCCTGTAATGTCCCTGGGCTAAAGCCTCCGCACTTTTAGCATAATCCTTAGCTATTCCTACCATACCAGGAGCATGGACACTAGCATTCTGATTGCCTGTGAATTTTTGCCATGCTTGCTGTAACCCATAAGTAGCACCAGCAGCTATGGCAGCGTTAGTTAACCCCCCTGGATGTCCCTTAACTGCTTGAGCAAGAGTTGACCCTGCACTTTTATTCATCGTCACGAAGTAGTGCATAAACATACCCATCTGAGGCTGAGCATCCTTGAAGACCGACCTATCACCCATAAACCTATTGACTGTAGCGGCAGCCTCTTTAGGGTCCATGCCACCCTTAGTAAGCGACTTAAAGGCGCCAACTCGGAAATTACCATCTATAGCACTCATAGCTTTTTCGTTTAGCTTAGAGCCACCAAAAGTCATTTTAGATAATACTGTTTCTATATTCTTACCATAAGTCGGCACATAAACACCTGCATCATGTGCAGCCACTACGTCATCTATGCTGTGATTGAGGGAATCTTTAAGAAAAGAAAGACCTGTCAAACCATTAGACCTAAGCCCACTAGCTACCATACCCTGCACTAATTGGTTCATGCTATGCACAGTAGGGTTCATAACAATACTTTGAACAATACCTGTAGTAGCCTTATTCCATATACTTGTAGCTAAATTAGTCTTATTCCCGATACCGCCAGTAGTAACTCCTGCCTCTTGTAAGGCTTTTTGAGTACCCTTGTCGGTGAAAAACTCACGACTCTCGCCATCAGACCCTTTAATATTCACGCTAGGCTGATTATTCTCAGTGGCTGTATCGCTTAGTCCATACTTCTCAGGATTCTTAATCATCTCATCAGCAGCAGATGTACGGTCCGCTAGGGTCATGGTATCTTTAGCATAAGTATGGGTGCTGTTAGATAGCCCTTGTAACTTCGTACCTGCATTTTCTAGTTCTTTATTGGTAGCGTGAGAATAATCGTAGACTTTACCAGCTTTATCTACGAATGTACCGTCTTTTTTGGCTACTAGGCCTAAGTCAGCAGGATCACCGACCTTTGTGACGTTTCCACTCGTAAACTTACCAAGTGTCCTAGCTTGCGAGAACCTAGATTGCTGTAATAGGTCATTGAAATTACTGACCTTGTTCTTGAAGCTACCACCCATATTATTTGCAGTCTTAGCAGCACTTTTAACCCCACCTTGACGTATCTGAGTAGAATAATTATCACCACTTACATAGTTTTTGTCTGTAGTGGAACGTAACACATCCGCTGGATTATTGAGATGTTGTTGGAGTATCTCAGCTACTTGTCTTTCGTCTCCAGTAAGTTCATTGACTTTGCCAGTCTGTAAAGCTTCCGTGACATTAGCCTGTTGTTCTTTAGTCAGCACTTCATCTAGGCGAGCATGCAATTCTTTAGCTACTACACCGTGACCCTGTCCTCTACCATTTACTTCATCAATAAGCTCTTGAGCATTTTTATTACCAGTGAAGTCAGCAGGGTTTTCTATACGGTCATGTACTGCTTGAGCAGCATTATTCAGGTCTTCCATTGGGTCGCCGGTCTTTTCCAGACTAGTAGGAGTCTTAGGCTCACTAGCTGGAGCAACCTGAGGAGTAGGTTCAGGGGGTGCCTCAGCTGGAACTGCTGCGGGAGTCTCAGCTGGAGTGACCTTAGGTGCTTCTGCTGGCCCTTTAATGACATCTTCAATCTGCTTCACTCCACTAGCGCTAATCTTTCCCGTATTCCTATCGACATTTTTCGTAGCTATATTACGGATTTGAGCACGTTGAGCTGAGGTAATACCAGCTTTGTCCAAAGCATCAGCACGAGTACCAGCAGTTGCGGCTGTACCCTTATGAGCAATAAGGCTGTCATTAACAATCCCATCTAAATTGGGGTCGCCCGTACTATAACGAGCCTGTGAGTTACCAGGGACACTTGCCTTACCGTTTTTGTGGGGTGAGTTATATCTAGGCACATTCGG